GGTAGGGCTTTAGGTAAGCGTCTACCTAAATGGAAACGGTATGGTAATTCTCCCTTGCCATACTTCTATGGATGTGGTAAAACTGCTGTAGTCGTTGAGGACTGCATAAGTGCTGCTGTTATAGGTGATGGTGGTGTATATGTCGGGGTCGCAGTGTTGGGTACATCATTGTCCGATGGACATAAGAGGTACTTATCGCAGTTCTCAACGGTTATAATTGCGTTAGATCCCGATGCTTTACAAAAGACACTGCTATTCGCAAGAGAATTAAGAACGTATGTACCTACCGTAAAGGTAATGTATCTACAAGACGATTTAAAATATAAGAACCCTACCGACTTACAGA